TCTATATTAACTTTTTCGCCGATTATTATTCTATTTTGGAATAGTATTGAACCTAAGTTATTTCCAGAATCTGGAAAAACTAGACACAAAACTATTAAACAACATAGAATCAAAACTGTGCATACTGTGCAGCCTATTAATCAGCCGATTATTCTTGAAACTGAAGTTGGTGAAGTAAACCAAAACACTGAAGACATGATCATTAAATTGTTTAAATACAATATATTTGATTTGTCCATTTGTTACCTTGGTAAAACAACCAAGGTTTATACCATGTGCATTATTGGCACAGTAGGTATAGGTTTACAACACCTCAACGATTATCTCATGGAACGCTTCATTGGTGATAAGGAAACTTTCACTGATGCTGCTGGAAATGAGACTACAAGAATTAATTTAGAGCCCGATAATAATTAGAACTTGTTATAACGAATGTAATGTTCCCAGGCGGATGGCGTGTCTTTTATAGAAATATAAAGGATTACGTCTTCGCCTTTGATAATAGTCCCATTGATCGAGCTTTTTTCTATTTCCCTCCCGGTTGCGGATTAACCCCCAGAAAAACAAAATTCTCCTATTTTGTTGATGAAAATGAAAAATTATTGACTGTTTCCCATCAAGCTGGTGTCCTACTCAGTAGAGAAAAGGCACTAGTGTTTCCAACAGGAACTGTAACTACCAATTCAAATTCCTGTTGGGGTCATTATTTTCCAACATTAACATATGCTCAAGATTTTGCTAAAAACAAGTCTAGTGATTGCGGATCTTTGTATATTTTTGCAGATTCTCGCAGAAAATTACCTAAAGCTTATGCTACTCACGCTGCCGGAAAAGGCGGCGTGACTGGTAGAGCCATCCCTATTACACGACAAGAAATTTTAGCAGCTCTAACTTATGTTGGTGCTAGTACTATCGAAACTCCTGAAGAATTAGATGGGGAGATTAGTTCTCCCCTGATAGCTCCTCAATTTCCCATTCACAGAGTAGTTAAAGGTCTAGCCATCCCACCAGATGACGGACTTATACCTACTGCTCTATTTGAGAAATATGGTCCATCTAATGTTAAACCTGCTATCTTTACTGATGAATCTTTCGCTAAACAACGAAGCAAGTATAGCCCTGTTATGCCTGCTTTAGATGTTGATTTATTAGAAGCTATAGTAGTTGCTGAATGTTCCCAACTCTCCGAAAACATGGACTTTGCTCATCTTGAGCAAGGCCCTGTCGATATTGAAACAGCTTGTAAAGCTAATGATGTCATGCCTGGCATCAATAGAAGCACAAGTGCCGGCTATCCTTTATGCCAGGATCACATCAAAAAATTCGACTTTTTCGGAAGAGAAGGAGATTATTTATTTAACTCTAAGGATTTCTTAATTCTGAAGGACAATGTAAATTCTGCTATATCTGATTTAGAACAAGGTATACCTGTAGAATTTATTTTTTCCGACTTTCCCAAACGAGAAACCTTACCTTGTTCAAAAGTTGATCTAGGGAAAATTAGGATGGTGAGTGGCGCTCCCCTGCTACTAGTAGTAACCGTTAGAATGGCCTACTTAAACTCTCTTAAATTTTTCACAAGTCAACCTGTGAACGCTGGTATTGCTATAGGATTAAATCCTGACTCCCAACAA